TTTGGACGTATTCTACATCTTCAATAGCTGACGCGTTTTGGCCGCCAGCCAGAGTATCGATTCTAGTACCGGATTCACTTCCTCGCACTGGCAAGAAATAATCTTCATCAACTGAAAGCGGATTATACCTTAAGTCAACTTTGCCTGTATTCTTATCTACGATCTGTGATCGCTTAAGTGATGTTTTTGCTTGCTCCAAATAGTTTGAAACCTCTTCCGGTGGGACATTACCTACATCAATATAGAACACACGGCGTTCAGGGGCTCTGATCACTCGGTAAACTAACATTGCATCCTCAATTAAGATTAGCTGGCGCCAAATTCTTCTAGCAGACTCCAGAACTGATGATCCATAAGGTAAAAATGCATCGTTTCCTAGCAATCTGAAGTGTGAAATCTGCCAGTTCTCTAGAATCTTATTTCCCTGTGTAATCCATCTGAATCTTACTGCCATCGGATCGTTTGGGTCGAAGCCTTCTTCTCTTTCAATCTCTGATATTGCAATAGGAAAGACGTTCATGATTCCGAATTCCGGAGAAACATCATTAAAGAGAAAGAAATCGCCATATTTGACAAGATTTCTTACCCACATGCCTAAATTAAATTCAACATTTAGAGTTTCATAAAAAAGATCATCTAGTAGACCCTGAACTTTTCTATTTTCCGAATAGATATGAAGTGCTACACCCTGAGCGTCAGGTGATACACACTCTTCTGCGTAGATATCTAAAGCAGAAGATATTTCAGGCGTTGCCTCCATCTCACTAAAGTCACTGTACCTCGACATTCTATCAAATGCGCCATAGGATGATAATGTACTGTTGTATACATCACTATGGGCACGCTTAAAAACCTCTAGAGCTGTACTGCTGCCGCCTGTTTTCGCGTTATAGTTCTTAACGCGTCTTTTAATAATAGGACCTGATCTAAAAAGCTTAGTCAGCCTTACAAATAGATTCTTATTTTCTGCCATGATTAATGCCTCGTCTCGCTAATTAGGATTCTACGTGTAAGAGTTAGTCTTTAAACACTATAGAAGCCAGCTAAAGTCTCCGTAAGGTTGATTAGAACCGCTTTCAGGCATTTGTGAAATAACAATTGGCTTAAACGGGTTCATACTCTTATTCTCCCATGGAGACGTAACTTTATCTGCACTGGTTATATTAACGGCAAAGGCGCCTAACATAGCTTGATTAATGTCGACTGAATGTTTGCTGTTAACAGGTGACGTATCAAATAACCATACACCAATTGCCAACGATATCACTAGATCGTCATTTTTACCTTTTTGCGCCTGTGCCTTAGCACCCTTCCAGATAAATGTTTTCATTTCGTCATATAAACGACTAGAGTATACCTTGATTTCTTTGTTTCGGATAACTTGTTCAAGCTTAGTCAGTATTTGACTTCTAGATTGACCTGTTGTCGTAAAGCCTATCTTGTGTATGGGTATTTCACCAATACCGTATAGTGCATTGAACTTATCTCGTTGATCCTTAAAATACAAATTCTTGTAGCCCATCTCTTTGAGCTTCATAATAACTGCATAGCCGTATGTATTATTTTCAGGGCAAACTAATGCTTCACAGTATCTCTTACCTGCCTCTGCTAGCAAAGCTGCAAACTGATCAGGTGGTACTTTACCCTTATACTCACAAACCACTTCAGATGTATTTGAGTCAATAACGTGAAACGTACTATAATCTTGCGCATCGCCTCGAGCGACGTCAGCTGATACTATGTACTTGTGCTCACTCATTGAGTATTTCCAGACCCATACACCCATGTCTGGACCCCACCTTTCCAAGGGTGGCTTTACACAAGAACCGATCCAGTCTATTTCACTATTGCTTAGATATGTGTCACCAGATGCAGCAAAGTCACACATAAGCTCTTGTGCGATCTGTTTGTTAGTAAAGTTTCGACTTTCTTTAGCAAACCATTCAGCATCATGCTCTGGGTGCACATCCCAGGGAAGCTTAATAGGGTTAAACTCATTCTCAGATGACTCTGCTTTAAGCCAGATATCATGATATTGACCACCGACACCGTTTGGTGTGGAAAGAACGATAGCACGACCACCTGTTGAGATTGTCGGATACAAGGATGTCCATAGCTCATCAAAGTTTCTAATAAAAGCCGCTTCATCCACAATCAATAGAGATAATGCCTCAGAACGACCTGCATCGTCGGATGTTGGAACAGCTTTTATTTGTGATCCGTTGCTAAACTCAACAGTCTGCTTATTATTTGCTGTAATCTCTGGAAGAATTAGCCAATTTGGCATGCTCTTCAGGGATATCTTTACTTTTTTAATAAAGTTTTGAGCAACAGCTAACTTAGTTGCAATAACTAGAACATTTTTGTCTTTATAAAATATTGCTAGCCACACTGCATAAGCAGCTGACAGTGTAGAGATACCTAGCTGCCTAGACTTAAGAATTACATTAAATCTATGTTCAACAAACTGCTCTAAACACTCATCCTGAAACGGATAAGTGTCAAAGCCTATCAAACCCCGGGTTGGGTGCTGGATCCTCAGGTACTTATTGATAAAGTACACAGGATCCTTACCACACTTAATAATTTCCTTGATCTGCTTCTGTTTGTTGACTATAGCCATTCTTTAGTTTTGGATCTCAACTACGTGGTGACGTCGATACACAGCCACCCTAACTGGATTCAAGGCGTTTGACAGCATTTCGACTGAATCGTCGCTGGCAACATCTTTCACCTTTAAAGTGTTTCCAGTTGCCTCCTTAAAGTGAGCTTTAACCTCACTAAGCTTGGCATTTAACCTCTGTACTGCTTCATCAACCAGTTTATCAACCTGGAGCTTTAAACTCTGTTCATTTGCAAAATGAACTACTTGATTAAACTTCAAGACAAGCTTATTATCAGCTAGTCTAGCAATACAAGAAGATTGCCCATCTGGGCTTGACCCTACAACATTAAGCACTGAACCCAGTGCGTTTATTTCTTTCATGTCCAACATGTGTTTACACTCCTTTAAGAGGACTACTTCCTAAGTATGCTGCATCTAGATTGATTCTATGCAGCAATTCATCGACCTCATTCTTTGAGGGTCGCCATCCGGTCTTCCATTTTTCTTGATTCGGATACATAAAAAAGTCACGACAAACGCTGCAGCAGCCATATTGGTGCCACACTACAACGTCATGCTTGTCTGCGAATAATATATCACATAGTGGACATGATAAAGGCGCAACTTTTTTATTACTCATTGACTACTCTTGCATTTTTCTCAAATTGAGTTATCTCTAAAACATTATCTACTGCATCCTTGACAGCATCTACGTGGGATATAACCATAATGTTCTTGAACCACTTCTTAAGAGAGTTAAGGAGGCGACTACACGCCTCGATATTAGTATCATCCAGGGCACCAAAGCCCTCATCAATAACAAGCAAGTCTGTTTTAGGTAAGGCACTTACGTTAATCAGCGCAACCCTTATTGCCAGAGATGACATCATTTTTTCCATTCCAGAACCACACTCAACAATTCGTCGAGAATCACCGTAGTTAATATAGACTTGCATATCATTAGATCCTGGCTGTGTTTCTAACTCTACTGTAAAACCAACTACACCCTGTAGGATCTTAGATATCTCTTCGTTGATCAAAGGTAATTGAGATGCTATAATTTGTAGCGGGATTCCCTTCTTGGAAAATGCATTTTCAACAAGATTAAATATTCTCCATTTTTTTGTCAGGGACGAGTATTGATCTTTTTCAACTTCTAGACGCTGAATTTCTGTTTCTGACTTCGTAATTTCGCTAGTAAGATTAATTCTTGCTGCATCCTCGATATTAATTCTATTGTTGAGTTCTGAAGCTTGTGCCTTTACCATTGAAACCTTTTTTGCCTCATCTGAGGTTGAAACCCTAGCGCGCATCGATGTCAATTCAAGCTCAGATGAATCAACCTGCTCGCTTAAACTCTTTTTCTTGTTGTTAGTCTGATTCAGTTCCAGTCTAACTTTACCTAGATCAATGTGCATTTCGTTTTCTTTTTGTAATACACGATCATATTTTTCAATTTTTTCGCTTAGGTTCTCTTTAAGCATTACTCTTAGTGATTTTTGAGCTGCGCGTACTTTTTCTTGTGCTTCTTTTGCTTTCGCTGCCTGCTTTTCAATCTGTCGTTTGTGCTTAACAGCATTTTTAACATGAGGACAAACCGGCAAGTGACTCTCTGTACAGCTGCATGGTGCTAGTTTTTCATCTAGACTTTTCTTACTGGACAATAGCTGCTTATCTAATTCTCTTTGGTGCTCAAGGTCTTTAAGTGTTCTTTCCAAGTCACCTAGTGCGGTTTGACGTTCACGTAGCTCATCAATAGGGAACTGCTCTTTGATA